ATTGCAGCGTCTACTTTAGCCCAATCAGACTGGATGCGGATACGGGAAGAAGATGGTGGTGCGACAATGCCAGCGGATTGGAAAACCTATCGCTCAGATGTAAGGGCTGCATCAAATACTAAAGAGACTGAGATAGATGCGCTGGTAGATTTAGATGCTATAAAGCTATATGAGTCTACACCGGGAACACCAGATGAAGATGGCGGGATAACGCATACAAATAATGTAACTGGTGGCTGGCCCTATGATCCTGATTTCGTAGCAGAGTAATGGCAATAATTCCCGTAGAGAATGTAGGTGAAACAGGAATCGTCAAGGATATAAATCCTTGGCAACTGCCACCTAATGTCTGGTCTGATGGGAATAATGTAAGGTCTGAACATGGCTCTATAGTAAAGTCTCCGGGGTATTCAGAGGTCATGGCTACGGTTCCTGTCGCACCTTATTATGTTACACACCTTGTCGCAGGGGTTAATGAGTATTGGGTTGTGGGTGGACTTACAGCCATTCATGTCTATGATGACAGTTCAGTATCAAATGCGCTAGATGGGGGTATTAGCGCCTCAGATACAAGCATAACGGTAGATAGTACAACCGGATTTGAAACCAATGGCACTATAACTATAGGGAGTGAAGATATCCCCTATACAGGTAAAACGCCAACTACCTTTACAGGATGTACGAGGGGCGGCTCTGCCGCCATACACGCTGATGGAGCGGCGGTATCCAGAACTAACAAATGGTATGATATTACCAGAGGGCCGGGTGCTGGTGGTGCGTATTCTGCTACAGCCGCAGAGAACTGGACTTCTACAGTTATAGGCGGTGTCCTTGTAATGACCAATGGTTTTGACGAGCCACAATATTGGGAATTAATCTCTGGTATTCCAGCGACTGTCCAGAAGATGCAGAACCTAAATAACTTTACAGCATCCACAGAATGTAAATCAATGAGGGCATTCCGCTCCTTCTTGGTTGCCCTTAATATAACGAGTTCTGGAATTAATTACCCACGGGTTGTAAAGTGGTCTACAGAGGCTGGGGTTCAAACAACTCCAACTTCATGGGATATTAGTAGCGCAACTGTAGACGCTGGCGAATATGAGTTAGCCGATTCCAAGGGTGAGATACTTGACGGCCTCCCCCTGCGCGACACCTTTATGATCTACAAGGAAGATTCCATTTATAGCATGAGTTATGTTGGAACTCCCTTTATATTCGCCTTTAATCAGCTATCCCCCTCAGTTGGCGCATTATCCAAGAACTGTGTAGCTGAATACGATGGTGGGCATTTCTTTCTTGGTAATGGCGATGTCTATATCAACGATGGGCAGAGAATAAAATCAATCCTTCCTCATAAAATAAGGGACTACATATTCGGTGAGATAGATGGCGCTAACTTTAAGAAGTCCTTTGTAGTTGCTGACTACGGAAACACTGAAATGTGGGCTTGCTTTCCCACACCAACCAGCGCAACGAATCAATGTAACAAAGCCGTTGTCTGGAACTGGACTAACAAAGCCTTTACCATTCGTGATATACCAGACTTAGCTGATATTGGATATGGCACGATACCCGATCCAAATTCATTCACGACATGGGCTGCGGCAATACCCACATGGTCTAGTGCCTTGGGTACTTGGACAGCAACATGGTCACAGTCTGAGAATGTGCTAGTCATGGCATCCCCCACGGATACCAAACTGTACAGGAATGCCTCTGGCAACAGAGAAGATGATACCGATATGACCTCTTTTATAGAGAGGACGGGGCTAACCATGACAGCGCAGAACCAGAATGATCAGTCTGTCGTAAAAAGAATAAAGTCTGTCTGGCCCAAGATGGAAGTAACAGGCTCTGGTAATACGGTTAATGTCTATGTCGGAACCCAGAACTCTACGGAAGCGGCAGTCTCTTGGTCAGACCCTGTTGAATTTAATCCAGATACACAATCCAAGGTATCAGTCAGGAAGAGCGGGAAGCTCTATGGAATTAAGTTTGAATCTACTGGTGACTTTGATTGGCGATTAGACGGTTACGAGTTTGAGCTAGATGATGCCGGAAGGAGAGGCTCTAGGAGTTACTGATGCCTACATATAAAGACAGAGTAGTAAAGTCTGTAACTCATTATTACCCTAATCCTCTACCGTTAAATGAAGAAGACTTAGGGTTGTATGTAACGAATGAACTTAAAAGATTGGGCGATGTAATATTCAACCAAGCTACCTTTAGGCTAGAAAGAATCCATGCGCCACCTGACAAACCCAGAGGCGGTGATATTAGATACGCAGATGGTTCTAATTGGGACCCAATCGGTTCTGGTGAGGGAATCTACTTCTACAAGGAAGGTACTAGCGCATGGGTAAAACTGGGTTGAAGGCTCAAATCGTACAGCCTGAAGATATTGCATACATCTGGGAACAGGTTGCACCTCTACTTGAGAGGGTAAAGGAGCATAGTGAGGGTGAGGCTGAACCAGATGACTTCTTAGAGCCTTTAACTCATGGTGATATGCAGTTATGGATAGTGACAGAGGATAAAGAAATAATTGCTGCGTTGGTGACTCAGATTGTCTCCTACCCCCAGAAAAAGATACTGAGGCTTATATCCTTAGCTGGCGAGGATTTCAATAAGTTTAAACATTTCCTAGATATGATTCAATCATTCGCCATAAAGACAGGCTGTACCGGGCTTGAGTTGTGGGGGAGAAAGGGTTGGAAAAAACTACTGCCCGATTGGGAATCTAACTATATTGTCTACACCAAAGACTTAAAACATAGGATGCAATAATGGTAACAACAGAAGAATATTTAGCTCAGATAGCAAGAGAAGAGGCGGCAAATTTAAGGGCGCGAGCAGAGGGCTATGAAAGCGCGGCCCATAAGGAAGCTCATGCAAATACAAAGCCGGGTAATGCTGGTGTTGAGGGTGGTGCGGCAGCGAGGGAAAGGGCGGCAAATGAAAGGGCAAAACAAGTTACTGACCCGCGCACTGGGCTAAAATTTCAAAGCGCTTCTGATATGGAAGCGTATGCAAATGAACGGGCACAAAATACTCCAAACCCAGCTACTGGAAAAATGTTTACTAGCGCTGTCGATCAGGAAATTGATGCAAATAGACGGGCGCGGCTTAATAAATACTTAAATGCCGCTGACTATGAAAGCGGATTGCGGACACGTTCTTACGATGATTTTGTAGACCCTAGAGATGCGGAACCAGAGCCAATTCCAGAGCAATTTGCCATAGGTACAGCGAATGACATTAAGTGGAATCCCGATCAGCCAGATCACGTTGACTACGACAAAAACTGGCGTGATAACTATCCCGACGGATTTGATGTTCATGGTAACCCGATCCAGTATGAAACCATGGACAGTTGCTTTGTTGACGGTGTTCAAGTTGAACTTGTAGATGGTTCTGAGAAGAATGTTTCCGAAATCAGTGTGGGTGATGAGGTAAAAACTGATAAGGGAGATGGAGTAGTAACAAAGATTTACCCGTCTAAAGCGGGTGGTCAGAAACTGTACGGGTTTAATGATAAAGAACCTTTCGTAACAGAAGCGCATCCATTTATGACGCAGGATGGGTGGAAAAAAATCTCTGACGTTACTGAGGGTGATACCTTATACAGAAATGGAAGGGGCATTGTAACGGTCGAATCTATTACATCTAAAGAGATACCAGAAGATACCCCTGTTTACAATTTCCACGTTGATGGACACGAAACATACTTTGCCGATGGGTACTTAGTACATAACAAATGGACCGCCGGTGATTCCAGCGCCAAAGGCTCTATGGACCTAGCTGCCTTCAGACCATGGACACAAACATACTGGAGTCAGTTTATGCCCAAGGCGGATGGCAAAATATCAACTAATAGTTTGCTTTACATGCAAGCACCCCAACAAGAGTATGGGCTTGCTTATCTACCTGGAGAAATGCGCGATCCCGTTCATTGGAATTTATGGGAAGGTACAGAAGGGGGTAAGAAGGGGCATACTGGTAGCATCCCAGGTGGTGGCTGGAGATATTCACCAAAAACATA